GATTAAAAATGATGCAGATGCTACCGTGTTAAGCATACCAACGGGAACGACAAGAATAGGAATCGGAACCACTGCTCCTGATAGCCTTGTAGAAATTTCTAGCGGTGGTGCAACAACTGCAAAAATTGCAACTAGCGCAACAAACAGTTACGCAGAATGGATTTTTGAAGACGGTAATGCTGGCTATGGCTTTCAAGTAAGGTCAGATAATGCACAATCCATCGCTAATGGTTCATTTGTTATAAATGACAGGGATACAGGCACATTTCCTGTTGTAATAAATGAAGGGGCAGGATCTAACACATTTAAAATAGACAGTGCTGGTCGCATACAAGTCAACGGAACACAAGTTGTTGACAGTGGGCGACTTAGTGTTAGTTTTGATAGCGCAAATAGTACGGGAGTGTCTATAAAAGCTACTAATGCAAATGGCGGCACTATAATGAGGTTCCATAACAATAGTAATGGTAATGTTGGAGGAATCACTACAAATGCGTCAGCCACAACTTTTGCGACTTCATCTGATTATCGGCTGAAAGAAAATGTAGACTACACTTGGGATGCTACAACACGGTTAAAACAACTTAAGCCAGCAAGATTTAACTTTATTAGGGACGCATCAAATACTTTAGTTGACGGTTTTATTGCTCACGAAGTGTCTAGCATTGTTCCAGAAGCAATCTCAGGTACAAAAGATGCAACGACAACTCATAATAAAGTTGTATTAGATTCTGATGGAATTATTTTAGCTAGTGGTGTAGAGCAATCTGATTGGACAGCAGGTAAATCATCAACAACAGATTTTGACGGAAACACCGTACCTGCAATGTATCCATCTAATTCAACGTGGGAAACAAGCAAAGCGGTACCCGATTATCAAGGCATAGACCAAAGCAAGCTAGTGCCATTACTGGTTAAAACAATACAAGAACTTGAAGCTAGAATAACAGCACTGGAGTCATAATGGGCAGTGTTGTAATCAGTGGATCAACGTCAGGAGCAATCACGCTAGCCGTACCCGCCGAGGCTGGGACTAGAACGATGACTTTACCTGCTGAAACAGGGACGGTACTAACCAATTCTACGACAGGTTGCATTTTACAGGTAGTTACCGCTAATTTTCTTGGGGTACAAACTATCGCAGCAGCCGCTAGTAATGTGTTTAATTTTGTAGACATCACCTCTTTGTCTGTAGCCATCACGCCTAAAACCACCTCAAGTAAAATCCTACTTATGGCACAAGTTAATTATGGTTGTATGACGGCTGACAGAATAGCTGCTTTGCGGTTTACTGGCGGCAACGCTGATGATTTTATTGGTGGGGCTGCATCAAACCGACAAAGGGTTGCAGCATTTATGACATCACCTTCTGGAGCAGGGGTGGTAGCAAACAATTCTCATCTTACTTATGTAGATTCTCCAGCGACAACCTCTGCTGTTACCTATAAAGTGCAAGGTGCGCCAAACTTCGGATCGGGAACGGTTTCTATTAATTTTCTTGGCGGTGATTCAGATCAAGCCTACTTCCCAAGAGGAGCTTCCTCGTTAACAGCGATGGAGATAGCGTAATGAATCATAAAGCCATACT